ATAGAAATTGTAGACTTAATAGAAAGGGCCGAACGTGAATGACACTACCAGCAACTATCCGGAGGCTAACCCATGATGAATCCAGAAATATGGCGACTGGTTAAGCACGACACTTGGAAGACCAACCCAATTAGCATCATTACTAGACGACCGGGAGTAAATAGCACTACTATTGCCAACTTTCCAGCTCGCGCCACCATAACTCGGGAAGACTCGATGGCCTACGCTCGGATGATGGTTTGCGCCCCCGAGATGATAGAACTACTGCGCCGGTTTGTTGGATGGTATAGCAACCGCTACGAAGGGACAAACATGGTTATGCCCATAAAAAACCAACCGCCTGAGATACAGGACGCTATGCGCCTAATCGAAAAAGCCACCATCGAAACAGGATTGATAGAAGGACTAATGAGGACACCAAAATGAATATTCATGTAAACCCCACTACCCGCACCTATCCCCGTACCATGCGCGAAGCATTTCCGCATGACCATTCCCTACTAGACGTACCGCCGGACAAAGCCAATGCATTGGATTTAGCTGCAATGTTCTTTGCCGGATTGGTACTTGGCCTTATGCTAGGAAAATTCTTTGCTTAATCAATCAGTCCGGCTAACCACCGGACTAAACGCTTTAAGTAGGCTTTGGGAAAACCTAAACAATCCCATCTCTTTGTGATCGTCATTGGCATCATGGCCTACTGTCTTACTCATCCAGTAAGGCCAACCAATACTCTGAGCAGTCCGCTCCCCTGTCCCGCTTGCATCGTTATCTGCAACGATAACCCCCGTATCTAAATCCCTAGCTATCTTTGCCATGTTGCCAGCACTAAAGCATACATGGATTGTGTACCGCCGACGCAAGCTTTTCATTGCCGCCTGTACAGACAGAGCCGTGGCAAACCCCTCACACAATACATTGGTTCCCTTGTTATCAATTACAAAGGTTGCGTGTGAAGTCTTTTGCCCGCTTAGGAATTTCTTTTTCCCATCCTCGTCTATTAGCTGGACACCATGTAGCTTGCCATCAATACGCATTGGCACTACCAGTATTGGGTTGCCGTCTTTACGCCACACATTGCCCTGCTCCTCTGGGAATCCTTTAGCTGCAAGGTATTTGTGCCGTTCGGTGTGGCACTGGTGAAGTATCCATGCCGCCCGCGAAGCCGCTTCCCTTTGCTTCTGTTCGATATGGGTTTCACTAGCCCTAAGCACTTGCAAAAACTTAGCACGATCTATCTTGTCCGCACCCTCAGACTTCCATATGGATACTTCTGAATCAGTAGCGTGATTCTGAACAAAGGCAATATCGCCCATGAACTTGACCGCCCCGTTCTTTTTAGTCGGGTGATCTTCTGTTGGATAGCGCCGCCATACGCCAACGGGAGGCAGGGAGCCTACAAGAATCCCATGCGCCTTGCAATACGTAATTAAATCCATTACATCCTCTTATATGGTGTTTTGTTTTTGCCTTTTAAGTAGGCAATCAAACGTGACTTTACAAACTTTTCAAACCCTACGTCCGGCGCTGCCGCTACATCTTTAAGACTGCGAGGCCATACGCCGAACTTATCCTTATAGGTATGCGCCGCCCTTCCCGACGACCATCCTTCATAAAACACTTTATGCTGACACATTGACCAAAACTTTTGTTTGTCGTCCATGTTCATGGAGCCCGCTAACTCGTGCATTTCTCCAGCAACGGCAACGACTTTGTTTAACTTCTCCTTTACAAATCCACAGTTGTAACAAACATCGCTATTGAAACTCCATAGTGCTTGGCACTTGGGACATTTCATCTGCTCTTTTTCTTTTTCTGTTTTCTCTTTGCGCGTTTTCTCTTTGCCGTCATCCAATTCCTCTACGCCGACTTCAAAGACTTCCTCCCATACTTCCTTGAATCGAAGGTAGTTTCCCGAATGATCTAGCCACAGGGCAAACTCTTTATCAGGATAGCCGCGCATTACCCGACCCATCTGCTGAACATGACTAGACAGGGATTTACTGAACGGCCTAGCCGATACACCAATCATTACGTCCGGTACATCAAAGCCCTTGGTAAGAATGTCAGTAGCAATTAGCCCGTGGATTTCTGTATCCGGCCTAGAAAAATCTTCAATGGCATCTTTCTTGAACTGGTCATCGTCCTTGTAGCTGATGCTGACAAAGTTGTATCCCTGATCTGCAAACTTGCGGGCTAAGTCTGTCCCGTGATCGACGCCAGCACAGAACACAATGGTCTTGCGAGGCCGACCAAATATTTCATGGGTTTTCTTTATCCACTCAGCAACAATGTCGCCCGTGATCTTCATGCCCCGTGATGTAGCTTCCTGCTGGCTCCACTCGCCCGCCACTTTCTTTGCGCCTTCCATATCAATTTCTTTGGCTATGAATACACGCAGGGGCACAAGTATCTTGTCTGAAACCAATTCCTTTGTGGTCACAGTAGACACCACATTTTCATAGGATTTACCCATGCCCTTGGTAAATGGCGTAGCAGTAAGGCCAATCACCCTGATGTTTGGATTGTTCTTAATGAACTCCATCGTCTTGCTGCGCGTGGTATGTGCCTCGTCCACGATCAAAAGGTTTAGGTCAGGGAATGAACCGCGCTTCTCTAGGGTTTGGGCAGAACAGATCTGTATCTTTTCATAGGGCCTATAACGCCAATGGCCCGCTTGTAGAACGCCGTGGTCTATGCCGTATCTATCTAGCCGCTGACTGGTCTGATCGCACAGAATAATTCTGTCCAAAACCATAGCCGCCTTGTTGCCCTTTTCCTTTGTGGCTTCCAGCAAAGCAATCGCCATCTCTGTCTTGCCCGCACCCGTAGGAGCATAAAGAATCTGACTACGCGCCCCACTTGCAAAGCCTTGGCGTAAAGCTTCCAATGTATCTAGCTGATACTGTCTTAAATTTAATCCCATACTCTTCCTCTGTCAGCATACAGGCCCGCTGACTTGGGCACTTATCAAAATTAAAAACATTCCACGTGGTAACGTTACCACTTACGACCAAGGGCTGCAAAGGATGATGAAGAGATTGTTATTCACAAAAATGATTCCTGATATTGTTTAACGGGCTCTGGCGTAAATAATTGACCTTGCGCGTGGGCTTGCTCAACACGGGAACACGTTGCTTTAAAGTAATCAGCATCAATCTCACATCCAACAAATTTAAAACCCAATCTTTCCGCTGCAATGGCGCTACTACCGCTGCCAAGGTGAGTGTCTAAAATGCTTTGTCCGGGCGCGGCGTAGTTTGCAAGTAACCACAAATACAATGACACTGGTTTTTGTGTAGGATGAATTTTGTCGCCAGTCCGATTATCAAATTTAAATAGCCGAGCAACATGATCAAAAGAAGTCCACGCCATTTCCCATGCTGAAAAATTAGGCCACGGTTGAACTTTATCCCAACAAATAATTCCCCGAGTTGGCGGCAAATTAAAATAATTTCCACCCCAAATAATTTGATTTTTGGAAACGCGCATTAACTCATCAAAATATTTTTTTGTAGGTGCGATGTCCCATTTCATTCCGTCAGTGTTCATAATCCTGTTTTTTAATTTACCGCGTCCATGTACGCTGTCGGTAGGTAATCCATAAGGAGGATCGCACACAGCCAAATCAAAAGCCTTGTCCGGCAGGGTTGCCATGTAAGCCATGCAATCGCCAAGATACAGTGTGGAGTCACCAATTTGCACTTTATCGTTCATCTTTTTTTAATCCATTGTTAAACGTTGCTACTAGAACTGTTCCAATGCCCACCGAGCAGCTTCTACTTCTTTTGGTTTTGCCATGATGTTTTCCGCTATCTCTTTCCATGCTTTAAGTTGCCGCTGATGACCGACTAGGAATGCCTGTTCCCGCTCTTCCCGTGACGCATCACCCTGATCTAGCCATGTATGACATACGACACAAGCCCATACGGAATAGGTATCGTCAGCTTTCAATGACTTCCCTTTGCCATGCGCTGCGCTATTGGAATGCGCCGCTACTGTGGTACTACCCTCTATCCCGCGACAGAATGGAGTAACCACAAGTAGGCAGCGCTTCCCATTAGCCATAGCCAACAAAGCAGGGTTACGTTTTGCTGGAACCTTGGCGTAGCTCATTGAATTTCTCTGAGGTACTCTAAAGCTTCCTGTACGGGCTTCCATACCCTTGGCTCAAAGTCTCGACGTTCAATCCATTTTGCAATCTCATCCAAAACAAACTGATACCCGTCATCAAAGCCGTCTTTGTAATCGCTCATCTTGTTTTCCTTTCTTCTAAGAATGCTTCAGCTATATCGTAGGACTCTTTGGCAACCACTTCCGGCGTAGACGTTCTGCCTATGGATGTAATGATTGCAAAGAAGTCCAGCAAAGTAATCTCCTCTAGTGAAAGCTTTTGGTCTTCCACTAAAGCTAGAAGCCCCTCAGACTTTTTCTTTACCATTGCGACCCCTTGGTATAACGACAATCATCATATCCAATTGTTCAGTCAAAAGGTCTTTGATAGTGTAGCCGCCAACAGAAATGTTGTTGGCATTGCCATCGCGGGCAATGACTCCAATCGCATCACGGATAGCTTTGTTGTATCCCGAATTGAACATATCATCGCCCTCAATAATCATAGTGATTGCATCACGAACCAGTCCTGATGCTTTCCTATTGCCCGCTGCGGCCTTTAACTTCGTATAGATTTCTATTGGTAGGTGTACCGAGTAGGGTACTAAACGTTTTTCCATTGTTTAAATTCCTCGTTGATTGATAAAAAGATCTTGGCAGCTTCGCCGTTAACCCTGAATTCCGCTCTGGATTTAATGCCGCACTTGGTATATAGCCAATCGACTGCATAAGCTTCATCTGCTGCAAAAGACTCGCCCGTTTCATCTAGCCACCTATGAAATTGTGGATCCTTGGAAACGATGGCAGATATTTTGACCACATCTATAAAGTTATCCCTGTTCACTGGGCGCTCGTTCTCACCCAGCCGAACCATGACCACCTGATAACGCGCTCCAACAAAATCCCTCAGAATTTCAGCAGGGATTTCGTCAGGATGTACGGACAAGGTAAGTACATACCCCGTCCGGTCTTGCTTGATGGCTACCTTAACGCCTTCAAATTGACTGGTTTGCATGGCTAAAAAGGAATATCTTGGTCATCAATGGGCGCTTGCTTTGGTCTTTGCTCCGGCTGAGCATAAGGATTTTCCTTTGGAGTAGGCTTGTAGTTGTTCCAAGCCAAGCGAAACCAAGGGCCGTAGTTACCGCTCATATCCCAGCAACTTAGCTTGATAACAATGTCGTCTTCGTCTGTCTGCTCTAACAACATCTTCAAAGCAGAACGCTCCATGACTAACTCACCAGTTTTGTCCGGCTTCCTGTTATCGCTAGCGTCTTTGTACTTGTTGGGGGAAAGCTTTCCGCTATTGGGGTACTGTGCCATCATTGTTCCTTTTTAAATTTAAGTTTAGCTGCCGTGAACTTTGCCATTACGTCTTTGTACTTGGCATCATCAAGTTTTTTCAACTCGTCCATGATTGATTTGTTGTTGCTATAGATAGCCATTACATCTTCCAAGCTATTCACCGCAGACAACATCAAGTCTACTGATTGACCGACAACCTGTAGCCAGCTATCAGCGTCCGCTCCAGCAGTCACTTTGATAGACCACTCACCGCCGCCGCCCATTACTTTAGGAGGTGACTTGGGTTCTGCCTTTGCCTTTGGCTCTTCTATCTTTTGAGAAGAATCAATAACATCATGCTCCACAATCTCTAGCGCCGTCATCCATAGGTATCGACGTTGGTAAGTCTCTACCGCACCCAAGTTTTGGATAGGATGTGCGCCCTTTAATTCTGCTCCAGCCATGGGACTGGAGATAACAATCACTGTGCCGTCATCGGTATCGGTAATTGTCAGGGTGGCATAGCTTGCGTCATAGGACACAACACCACACAAATCAAGATCGTTAAAGATGTTCTGAATCTCAGGCAAAAAGTCGCCCAATTCAAAGTAAGAGTATCCGGCAAACTTATTCAGCCCGCTCTTCTTTAGCTTTGTTCCTTGCAAACGTATCCGCGCTTGCATTAGTTTCTTATGTACCATTTTTTTCCTTTGTTAAAAATTTATCCGTTGTTTGAAAATTCGCCATGATTTTTTTTACGAAATTGGAGCACAGCATTTGCTGCATCGTGTATGTCCTTAAATGATCCAAGGTGGTTTTTTTTGTTGTCTTTCCAGCACTGGGCAATCCAATTGCTGTTGCGCTTGTCAAAGTAAACACCCTTAAATCCAGATGTGTTGTTCTTTGGTCTTTGTGAATTCCTCATGTTTTCTGCATGTGTTGCCTCTCTCAAGTTTTCAATCCTGTTGTTTGATGGGTTGCCGTCGATGTGGTCAATCACTCTTGGCATGTAACCGTGGAACATCATGAATATCAGTCTGTGGGTTCCTTGCAAACTTCCATCTATTCGAACTTCGCAGTAGCCATTTGTTTTTGTCCTTCCAGCCTTTGAGCCAATCTTGGTTTTCCTTCGATCAACCTTCCAAAAAAGGGCTCCATCTTTGTACTCAAGAATCTCATGAAGGTACGTTTGCGTTATCGGGGTTTCCATTGTTCTCTCCTTGATGTGGGAATTGTACATCATCTTTCCCACTTATAAAAGCTTGATGCTGAGAGCAAAACCGAGCTACTTGACAATATGATTGGCATCTGACCCGCTCTCCGGGCCGGATTTCAATAAAAAATTTTTCATTTTTCTTAGCTAATTTTTCTGCGTTTTCAAGCGCCACATCAGCTTCATCTTTTTTAAAGTGAACACTTTTTGCACGGACATTGCCTTCTTTTTTTAAGGCATAAGATGTTTGGCGCTCCCACATATCTTGTGGTGTACATGGGGGAATGTCACCTTCTGTTTCTGATTCAAAGTACGCTTCGCTATGCATACGGATACGATCTTCTACGTACTTTTGGCGCTGCTCCATAGGCCATAGGGGAATGTCTATCGTAGCTACTGGTGCGGACGGATAGCCTTCCTTCTCTGCATCCCTTGCCGCCCAGTCACGGATGATTGCAATGATCTGAAGCTTCTTGACGGGCTCTTTCTTTACCTTCTCAACTAGCCATGCGTACACGTTTAGCTGGTTGTGCCAATCATCCTTCTCATTCATTACAGACCATGCGCCAGTAACTTTGTAGTCGCTAATGATGATGCCGTCTTCTTCTACTTCCTGTAGGTCAATGGCCCCGCTAATCTTCCAGCCATCGGTTTCAGAGTAAAGCCGCTGCTCTACTAGGTGGTGTGCATCCTTGCCATGCTCTAGGATGTTGTGTACGGCAGAACCAAACAAGGCCCATACCATTTCACTTACGTCTTGCTCTATGCTTTCCCAGTGCTTGCGCTTTAGCTGGACAATCCGAGGACTGTTTAGCAACTCTGTACAAGAGATGTTTGCGTTCCCCTTGGTGTAGGTGGGCCGCTCCATCACATTGACAAAAGTCTGTGGTAGACCGTACTTGTTAGTTAGTTTCACTGTTACTCCTGTGTGTTGAGAGAAGCTACAATGTACCACACAAGTTGCCTGTTGGATGCCTTTGTGTTATAACTGCCAATGAATTTTTTCTATCGACAATAGGAGAGTGATTGAGATGTCTAAATATGCACGACGGGTGGACGCAAAACAAATGTATGCTATCATTGCGTAAATTAGTTACCGCAAATTATGAAAACACTTCAAGATTTTGACTTGTCAACTAGGACTGGTAGACACAAAGCAAGAAAAAATGGTTTTGATGTGCTAAAACAAAAACCCGGAACAAAGCAACCTGATTTTTGGTCACTTGTTGAAAAAAAAGGCCAAGATGAATGCTGGCTTTGGCTTGGGAAGTTGAATCAATGGGGCTATGGTCGCATCAGACATGGCGGCATTCAAGCAATGGCGCATAGAGTGGCATATCAATTGCAAACTGAAAAAAGCATTGATGGGTTGATTGCAATGCACATTTGCGACAATCCAGCGTGTTGCAACCCAAATCACATAGCTCTTGGCACTCATGCCGACAATCAAAAAGACAAATTTAACAAGAATCGCCAAGCTAAGGGAGAAATAAATGGGCAATCAATTCTCACAGAAGAACAAGTAATTGAAGCAAGAAAGTTGTATGTTGAAACAAAAACAACTTACAAAAAACTTGCAGAAAAATTTGGTGTTAGCAGAGATACCATGCAGAAAGCAATACGTAAAATCTATTGGAAACATGTATGAAATATGCAAACAGGGTTGACAGAAACCAAGGGGAGATTGTTGCTGCGTTACGGGCTTACGGGGCTACAGTCAAAGTGGTTACCCAAGGCGGTGGGATACCTGACCTACTGGTGGGATACACAAATCCTGAAAGTCTTACTAAGTACACCCTGCTGCTGGAGGTAAAGGACGGGAACAAGCCGCCGTCTGCCCGGAAGCTTACCCCGGCAGAGGAAAAGTTCTTCTTTGAGTGGACGGGTGGTATGCTGGCTATCGTAGAAAGCGCCGAGGAAGCGGTGGATATTTTGAAGCACTGCCGTTAGCGTGTACAATTTATCTGTCTCCTCGGCCTGCAAAGGCCTTACCCCTCGCTGGTCGGGGGGTTCTTTTAGGAGCTAACACGCATGGGGATTAAGAGGCGAGGGGGTGTAGCCGCACTTCTGGAGGCTCGCTGAAAGTCGCAAGGCAAACGGACAGGCGCTATGGTTAGCCAAGAGGAGTCCGGTAAGGGTTCAAATCCCGCCTTAGTCCCCAGCCGTGTTGGTGTGTGTTAAGTATCTGGGCGCGTACAGTAAGTCCCTGCAACACCACCAACAATTTTTTACTACTTATTGCCGTAAAGCAAAAAGTTCTGTATACTTACAACCGTTGCTGTCGAACGCAATAGATTTAGAGCCGTTACTCATGCATTGGCCTCCGGGGATTCTTGGAGGGTTCGACCCAGTGCAGTAGTAACGGCTTTTTTCGTTTTCGGCGGCTCCCGTCAGGGCGCGTTAGCTAATACGGCAGAAATCTCCGGTACCCAGATATGACCTTACCCTTGCAGTCAAGGGCCGCATCCTAAGGAAGCCGTGCGGGGTTGGCAAATGATTCAAGGCCAACAGGAAAGAGGGTAACTAACAGATGAGCGAGCGGTAAGATGGAAGCATCAGGGCGTACCGAATAAGCGCCACCCTCATAGAAACCGAATCCGGCACACCACCGCACTTGGGAAACCCGCCGATAGGGAATCCGGAGAACTGCCCTCAATCCCCAATACCGGGGGGTTCAGAGTAGCGGCTTCCTCTATGGCGAATCCAATAGTTTTTTCCTATTGATTTTTTTCCGGCGATAAAAATAATTTTATTTATACCTGTTGTAACGTTTACCGTCCTATGTACAATGAGCGCTCCTAAACCACTGGAGAACAGAGATGAACTGGAACATTTTTAAACGGATAGCTCTATTAGAAGAGGCAAACGCCAAAAACATAACCGTGATTGACACGCTCAGTAGGAAGTTAATTTCCCTGCAAGATCAAAAGTATGCACATAGCAATTGGCTTACATTTTTGGAGAACAGATTTCAGGAGATGGACAAAAAGATAAACCCTTACTCCGCCGCTCCCGTCCGCAGCGAGGGAGAGTCGGTCTATGCCAAGGCTGAAATAGATCTAGAGAAGGAGAGGAAGCGTCTTTACCATCGTGAATGGCGTGCAAAAAATAAGCTTAGCAAGGAAGCGCGTGATAAAAAGAACGCCTACGCAAGAGCCTACTACGCACGCACGAAAGGAAAAAAGAAATGAGTGCCCAAAAGTTTTTTAAGGGTGACTTGGTTCAAGTGGGGGAGATGCCTATATACATGCGTCATTTCACCGGCAACTGCGAAGCCATTGTGATTTACACATACGAAGAACAATATGGGCGTAGCGCGGCAACGTCCAACAAGGAGTACTCTTTGTTTATTCTGAAAAAAGGTGACCAAGGTGAAGTGTCTTGGTATCACGAAAACCAGCTAACGCTGATAGAGCCGGAAAGGTTTGACCTGCTACCAAAGAGCAACGTACACCGCAAAGTGTGGGAAGCAAG